AATCCCGTTCTCCGAACGCGGCTCCGCCTATGACCAGCAGACCCCCGAACGCCGCGATGTGCGGGCCTTCGTGTGCCGCCAGTTCAAGAAGCAGGACGTGATCTGGGCCTCGGAAATCCAGCAGGTCCGCGACTTCGGCACCGAGTCCGCCACCCAGCAGGTGCAGGCCGAAGTCGCCCGCAAGCTCGGCCGTCTGCGCAACGATGCCGAGACCACCTTCGAGTATCACCTGTTCAACGGCATCCAGGGACTGGTGAAAGACCCGCGCGACGGCGCCACGGTGGTGAACTACTTCACTGAGTTCGGCATCACCCCGGCTGCGGAAGTGGACTTCGATCTCGACAACGCCACCCCGGCGTCGGGCGCGTTGCGCAAACGTTGCCAGGCTCTGATCGAAAGCGTCGAGGATGTGATGGGCGGGCTTGCCACGGGGGCAATCGCGCTGCGCGCCGAATGCGGCTCGGCCTTCTTTGCCGATCTGGTCGCGCACAAGGAGGTGCGCGAGACCTACCTCAACACGGCTGCCGCCGCCGATCTCCGGTCCCGCATCGCCGACGAAGTCAGCTTCGGCGGCATCACCTTCCGCCGCTACCGGGGTGGGGCTGGCTTTGGTGTGGCGACGGACAAGGCGGTCTTTTACCCCGAAGCGATCGACGGGCTGTTCGAGATCTACCACGCCCCGGCCGATACCTTCGAGACGGTCAACACACTGGGTCAGCCGCTTTACGCGCGGATGATCCCGGACCGGGATCGTGATGAATGGGTCCGGTTGGAGATTGAAAGCAACCCGCTGCCGATCTGTACCCGGCCGCAGGTGCTGCGTTCGGCGCGGCGGACGTAATGTCTGCCTTTGCCGCTGCTGTCGGCGCGCTCTTCGCCGATGGCAACATCGGACGCGATGCGGTCTATATCGCCGACGGCGGCGCACCGGTTCTGGTGCGCCTCATTGCCCGACGCGCCGATGACGCCACCGAGTTCGGCGATGCCCGGCTCTGGTCGGAAACCGCCCGCGTTGACCTGCAGGTGGCTGAAGTGCCGAACCCGCGCCCCGGCGACAGGATCGAGATTGATGGTGAAGCCTTCCTCGTTCAGGGCGAGCCGGTCCGCGACCGCGAACGACTGGTCTGGACAGTTGACCTGAGGCCTGCATGAAACTGCGACTCGACATAGACCCCGACATCGTTGCCATGATGGCGGCCGAGGTTGCGGCGGGGGAGCGTGCGGTGACGGCCGCGATGCGCGAGGCTGGGACCGGTCTGAAAGCCGCGTGGCGGACGCAGATCACCGGCGCAGGGCTGGGTACCCGGCTTGCCAACTCGATCCGCCTCGCCAGTTTTCCGAAGTCCGGCGAAAGCCTGAACGCGGCCGTGCTGGTCTGGTCGAACGCCCCGGTAATCGTCGGTGCGCATGACACCGGGCCGCTGATCCGGTCCAAGAATGGCTTTTGGCTAGCGATCCCTACGCCAGCGGCTGGCAAATCCACCCGTGGCGGCCGGATCACCCCCGGCGAATGGGAACGCCGCACTGGTCTGCGCCTGCGGTTTATCTACCGCCGGAGGGGCCCGAGCCTGCTGGTGGCCGAGGGGCGGCTGAACACCAAGGGCCGGGCGCTTGCTTCCAAGTCGAAGACCGGGCGCGGCGTGGCAACTGTGCCGATCTTCCTGCTGGTGTCCCAGGTGAAGTTGCCAAAACGGCTGAACCTCGCGCGGGACGCAGAGAAGGCACATGACGCCGTGCCAGGGCTGATCGTGGCCAATTGGGTGGACGGCGATGATTGATGACGACGATGCGGAGACTTCTTAACGCATTACCGGATCGCCTACGTCATCGGTGAACCCTATCTGCGTCCAAGTTTGCCGAATTCGCTGTCCAGCAGGGCGCGGATTTTTTTCGATGCACCGCGCAGGGCGGCGTCCACATTGGCATCATTGTGGGTGACAGTCTGCGGCTGCATCCCCTCGGGACGTGCCTCGACGGTGCAGCGAATATCGTCGGCTCCGCCCTTTGCACCGTTCACATCAGCCAGATGCACCTCGATCCGTGACAGCCGGTCGGTCAGATGTCCCAGCGCGGAAGTGACAACCGTTTCGGCCACTTCGGCCAGACGTTCGTCGCCTTGAATGTTGGCATCGGTATTCAGTTGAAATTGCATGTCGGTCCTCCTGTATGTCTGATCACCTATCATGAGAGACCCTGCAGGTCACTGATCCAGCGCAAGTATACCTGCACGATCAGTAAAATAGCCTGCTCCCTGACAGCGCAGGCCAGGATTCAGAGCCACCGACAATGCCCACAATCCGCGAAACCATCCTCACCGCGCTGCACGCGCTGCTCTCAGGGCTGCCCGCCACAGCCCTGCGCGGCGACGTCCTGCCCGAACGCGTGCCAATGGCTGGCCTGGTGATCCTGCGAGATGGTGAACCAGGGGAGCCGGAGGTCACGCTGTCGCCCCTGCGCTACCATTATCAGCACCGGGCCGAGATCGAGGCAGTCGTCCAAGGTGCGACACGCGACGCCGCCTTCGACACGCTAACCGCTAGCATTGGCGCTGCAATTGCTGCCGACCGCACGCTGGGCGGTCTCTGCGACTGGGTCGAAGCGGAAGCGCCCCGCCCGGTCGATCTGCCGGTTGACGGCGCGGCCAGCCTGAAGGCGGCCGTCATCCCGGTAATCCTGCACTATTTCACCGCCGATCCACTGGCCTGATCAACCGGCTTTGTGTCTGTGGTATATGGTCGGGACTTGCACTTCCCCTCAACCTGCGCACCGCTCTCGATGCTCAGGCTCTCATAGGTGATTTCGCCGGTCACCCGCGCGCTGCTGTGCAGCCTGACCTTGCCACCGATGACCTGACCGTTGAAGCGTCCCTTGATGGCGATACTGGCGGCGTGCAGCTCGCCTTCGACCTCGCCAGTCTCCTCGATGACGATCGCGGACGCCTCCACACGCCCCTTGACGAAACCGGGCAACTCGACGGTGCCGGGAAAGAACAGCTCTCCGGTGATGCGCGAGCCCGCGCCAAGATGCGAGCGGCCACCGGTCCCGGCGGTGGGGTTCTTTTCATCTGCCATTTAAGTCTGCCTTTTTCAGTTTCGACCCCTCCCGGGGCTCATCCCCTTCCACATACAGGAGAACCCACCATGGCACGAGCCCAAGGGGCGCGGGCGCAGATGGCGCTTGCGTATGAGACGAGTTATGGAACGCCACCGGTCGGCGGATTCACCAGGATGCCCTTCGCCAGCACGTCGCTTGGCGCGGAGCAGCCGCTGCTGAACTCCGAACTGCTCGGCTATGGCCGCGATCCACTGGCGCCGATCAAGGACGCGGTGACGGCGGACGGTGATGTCGTGGTGCCGCTCGACGCCGAGGCATTCGGCTTTTGGCTGAAGGCGGCCTTCGGTCAGCCTGTCACCACCGGCGCTGAAGCCCCATACAGTCATGAGTTTCAATCCGGATCCTGGACGCTGCCCAGCATGTCGATCGAGACCGCCATGCCCGAGGTGCCGCGCTTTGCGATGTATTCCGGCTGCGTGCTCGACCAGATCAGCTGGCAGATGCAGCGCTCCGGGCTGCTGACCGCAACGGCGCGACTTGTGGCGCAGGGCGAAACGCTGGCAACGGCAACAAGCGCGGGCACGCCCGCGGATATCGACCTCAAGCGGTTCGGCCATTTCAACGGCGCGATCAGCCGGAACGGCAGCGCCCTCGGCAACGTGGTCTCGGCCGAAATCACCTATGCCAACAACCTCGACCGGATCGAAACGATCCGCAGCGACGGCAAGATCGACGGGGCCGACCCGTCCATCGCCGCACTGACCGGCCGGATCGAGGTTCGCTTTGCCGACAGCACGCTCGTGACACAGGCGATCAACGGCGATCCCTGCGAGATCAGCTTCGCCTATGTCCTGCCCTCCGGGGATAGCTTCACCTTCACCGTCCACGCCGTCTACCTGCCGCGCCCCCGGATCGAGATTTCCGGGCCGCAGGGCGTGCAGGCCACCTTTGACTGGCAAGCGGCGAAAGCCGCAAGCCCCGCCCGCATGTGCACCGCAACTCTGATCAACGATATCGAGGTCTACTGATGATCCGTCTGAACCTGACCGCTACGCCGCAATGGCTGGACCTCGCCCCCGGCTTGCGCCTGCTGGTCGGCCCCCTGACCACCGCGCTGATGGTTTCAGCGCGTGCCGATCTTGCCATCGAGGCAATGCCCGAAGGTGCTTCCCAAGAGGAGCTGGCGCTGGCCATGGCCAAGGCCGTGGCCCGGCGCGCGGTGCTGGATTGGGAGGGCGTCGGCGATGACGCAGGCAACGTTTTGCCCGTTTCGCCCGAAGGCATCGACGCCCTGCTGGAAATCTGGCCGGTCTTCGAGGCGTTCCAGACTCAATACGTCGCACGTGGCCTGATCCTGGACGCGGAAAAAAACGTCTCCGCGCCCTCGCCGAGTGGTCCTTCGGCGGCGGCGACCGGTACTGTTCGGCCTGCACGGGGCGCTGCCCCGACTGCCCGGCAAGACTGAACCGGCCACAAACGCAGGACGGTTGGCAGGTCTGGGATCTGGTCGGCCGCCTTGGTGGCCAGCTGCGGGTGATCCCCGGCGCTGTATTGGGCTGGGACATGGGGGCGGCTCTCACACTCGCAGCCGCGCTGGGCATCGACGCCCTGATCGCCGCCGAACTGCTGCCCGAGATCGAGGCAGTGATGGTGCGCAAACTGAACGAACAGATGGAAGGAGGCCGCGATGGCTGAGAAACGCGTATCCGTCCGCCTTGTGGCGGAAGGCGGTCGCCAGGTCCGCGCCGAACTGGAAGGCGTCGGTGAGGCCGGAGCGCGTGGCTTCGGGCGGCTGTCGCGCGAGATGGACATGGCGAATGCGCGCGTTGCCGCCTTTGCCCGCCGCGCCACGCTTGCCGCCGCTGCTGCCACTGCAGCGCTGGCGGCGGCGGGGGTCGCTATGATCCGCTCCGGCCTGCAGACCGTCGATGCACAGGCCAAGATGGCACAATCTCTCGGCACGACCGTCGCCAGCCTTCAGGTGCTGGAGCGGGCGGGCGATCTGGCGGGCGTGTCGATGGGTCAGGTTGAGCAGGCCACCGTGCAGCTGACGCGACGGCTGTCCGCATTGCCCTAAACAGCGTCGAACA